AACCTCGGCGTTCCTCCGCACATCATTCACCCCTGAATATGAAGAGGGTGACGAAATCGTTGAGAAGTCAGCAGACGGCACTGTATGCGTATCATACAAAGCCCCTGACACACTTAAGCGAATCACAATGGAACTCGCAATTTGCGAACCAGATACAGAACTTTCACAACTAATCTCTGGCGGTTTGTTGCTACGCAAGAACTTCGGTTCTTTCGCATCACCAAGCAATAAGTCAGTAGGTTGGGCCGCACCTTCCGTCGGCGATGATCCTTCAGGTAACGGCGTTGCCCTTGAAGTTTGGTCATTTGCTGTTGCAGATGGTCGTCGTGCTTCAACTAACCCATACTTCCACTGGGTATTCCCATACGCAAAGCTTCGCCAAAGCGGAGACCGTGTAATTGAAAATGGAATGCTTGCAACCACATTTGAAGGTTACGGACTCGGAAACGTGACATTCGGTGCTGGTCTAGATGGTCGCTGGGAGTATCCAGTAGCTTCTGAGCGCTCATACTCATATGCACGCACAGACTGGGCACCAACAGGTCTAAAGGGCTTCTATCGCTGGTTCGATAACTCTACAAAGACCGTTACCAACAAGGCTTTAACTTCAAACATTGCAACCCTTACAACAGGTGCAGCACACGGATTTGAAGTTGGACAGAGCGTAACTGTAAGCGGTGTAGATGCTACATTCAACGGTACTTTTACAATTACCGCTGTTCCAAGCACAACTACATTCCGCTATGCCAAGACCGCTGGTGATGTTGCATCAGCAGCAGTAAGCCCAGCAGGATCAGTTATCCGTAACCGTGGATACCTTGCAGTGACAGATTTTGATTCACAAGGATCAACATCTGCATACAATGTTCCAGGTAACGAGGAATATAACGCAGATCTACCAGTTGACTTCATTATTGCGTCAACCGAGGATCCAACCGCTTAATTCATTAGGAGAGGCGGGCACTGAGCCGATGGTTTCGCAACTACGGTTTGTGCCCGCCTTCTTACTTAGAGACGAGGTGAGAGTATGAGCAATCTTTGGGTAACACCAGAAGAGTTAGGCACATACACCAATTCTGATTATGCTTACGAAGCTTGTAAATCAGCCTCTTATCTTCTTTGGGGAATGTCTGGCCGCAAATACAGCGGATTAACAACAGTAACCGAACGTTATGTGTCTTCATATGACCCATATCTGCGCTCAGGTGGCTCAAGTCTTACTTACACACCAGTTTTAGTTGATGGAAACATTGTAAACATTGCTTCTGGTGGTTTTAATCGTTATGCAGACGATGACTTTCAAGGTGATGGAACATCAGCAAACTCTCGTGTCCGTCTTCGTGGTCGCAAGGTAGTTAAAGTACATACACTTCGTGATCTTGATGGAAATATTATTGAACCAAATAAGTATTATTTATCAGACCACTCAACAATCCTTGGCGTGCCAGGAGCTGGCTGGTCCCCTTCTCAAGTAGAAGTTACATATACATACGGAACTCCACCTCCTACAGCTGGTCGTGCCGCTGCTCGTGTGCTCGCTACAGAGCTTGTAAAGCTTTATGAAGATGACGACACTTGCGCTCTTCCACAGAGAGTTACATCTATCTCTCGCCAAGGCGTCTCATACACATTACTTGATAATCAAGACTTTATTGACGAACTTAAGACTGGCATCTATGCCATTGATCTTTTTCTAAAAACAGTTAACCCTGATAAAGCCCGTGCTCGTGCCCGTGTCTTTAGCCCAGATCAGCCTCGTGCTCGTCGTATTACTGGTGCTTCTCCTCTGTATCCACTTAGTGCCTTTGATCTTTATGTAACTGCAGATGGAACATCTAATCTTTATTATTTCTCAGAGATTAATGCAGATTTTCTTGATGGAAGCAATGCTTGGACTATTCAAATAGATTTCTCTGATATCAACAGCAACACCACATCAACTATTACCAATGCTGGCACTATTGATAGAGTAGAAAATACAATAAGAGTAAGTGCAACATACAAGCAAGTATTAGATGTAATAGGACCTCGTGACCCAGGAATTATGGATATGTATGCAGTACGTCCAAGCCTTGCAAATCCAGCAGTCAACGAGATTGTTCCACTAGTTTCAGGTAATATTATTATGCAGCTCGGCGAACGAACGATTCCAATTTATACTGTGTAACTAGAAATACTAAAAGACAAGAGGACATATGGGCTTAGATGTAAACACCGCAGCAGTATCTGCAGACGCTAAAAATCTAGCTAACTTAATGCAGTCTGTTTTAGATCAAGTAATTGTTCAATACACCTCATATAACATGCCTCTTCCTGGACGTCGCTATTGGACCTTAGGATCTCCTGCAGTTGATTGCGAGCAAGTTACTGTATCTATGTTGCAAATGTATTTAGGATCTCCAGGAGATGAAGCTACAGCTCCTCGTAGATGTAATGACCCTCGTTCTGTAACTTTACTTGTTCAAGTAGCTCGTGAAGTTCCTACAGTAGGACAAAATGGAAGAGCACCTTCAGGGGATGCAATTCAAGATGGTGCAGAAATTTCTGCATATGACGCATGGATTCTGTTAGATAGCGCTGCTGAATTAGATCGTTGGGAAACTAATGGTGGATTCGGTTTAGGTGTTATTGCAACAGTAGAAACCAACTCCCCGGAGGGCGGGTTTCAAGTAGTAACTATGACTCTAACATTGGCGGTTCCATAATGGCTAGAGTTAAGTTCTACGAATCGGTTTTAGATAACTTCCTTAATAATCCAAATGGAGAAGTAGGGCAGTTTCTAAAAGAAAAAGGAAATGAAATTCTTACACTTGCCAAAGCAAAGGTGGGAGTAAGAACTGGAAGACTCCGCAACTCTCTTCATATGAGACATATGAGAGATCCAAGGGGGCAATATATCTGGGTCGGATCGACTTTAGATTACGCATTAGCTCATCATGAAGGAACTGCACCACGCACAATAACTCCAAAAAGTGGAAAAATGCTTCGCTTTGTTTCACGAGGACAAGTTGTGTACGCACATTCAGTGCAGCATCCAGGAACCAGAGCTAATCGTTATTTAAGCGAAGCTCTCTTAGCTAAAACCAGGATATAATTACTACAACGACAGATAAGGAAAACTGATGACAGCACGATTTAAAGATTTTGGAGCTGGTGGAGAACAAAACACCGAACCAATCTCGTTTAAGCTTCATGGTGAAGACTTTAATTGCGTAAAAAACCTACAAGGTAACGCTCTTCTAAGTCTTGTTGCAAAGGCTGGTAGTGGAAACGCTACAGACGCAGCAGACACCATTAAAGATATCTTTTCAAAAGCTCTTTTGCCAGAAAGCTATGAGCGATTTGCAAAGCTTATTGATGATAAGGAAAAGATTGTAACTGTAGAAACTCTAGGCGAAATTACCGCTTGGCTAGTAGAACAGTATTCAGGCCGCCCTATGCAGGGGCCAGAGCAATCGCAGAGTGGGCAGTAGACCTCTGGCCTTATATAAATGGTAAAGCTTTAACTACTGGATTGAGATTGGAGAGTATGGATATGTCAGACATGTTAGATGTCCTTCATTACTATATGGAAACCGATTTTAATACGTCAAGTGCAGAGCAAAGCGAAGCTCGTGACAAAGTTAGAAGCATTATCTATAAAAGTCTATATAACAAAGAATATAGATTTAAACCTAACAGTAATAATTACTCTCAAACATCAGCAGATGGCTTTGAGCAGAATGTTTCTGTTTTTGACCCTGAAAAGGGACCAACGAAGTCTTATATCCCACCAACGGACTTCAACCCAGACTCCGAAAAACCTTTCGGAGATGTATTAGATGCACCATTAGGTAGCTAGGAGGTGATGGCATGGCAGTTGTAGGTGAAGCATCGGTAATTGTTCGTGCCATCACCACTGGCGTAAAAAACGATATTCAACGTGCATTTGATGGCGTTGATAGAGTTGGAGAACGTGCTGGAGCAGACGCTGGTGCAAGTTTTAGTAGAGGTTTTAGCAGAAACAATAACATAGGCGCATTGTTCGGTAAATCTTTATCGCAGAGAGATATAAATGTTTTTACTGAAGCAAGACAAAAGTTTTTAGCACTTGCAAGAGTTGGATACACACTAGGAGCAGCTATTACTGCCTTAGGCGGTGTATTAGGTTCTCTTATCGGTGGTCTAGGTGTTTTAATTTCAATAACTGGTGCCGCAACTCCAGCTTTATTAGGTCTATCTGGTGCGTTTTTAGCTGTAGCTGCTTCTGCTGCAGTTCTTAAAGCAGCTTTTGGAGGCGTTGGGGATGCTATTAGTGCTGGAGCTAAAGTCGGGGCAAATGCTACTCAAGATGCAGAAAGACTTGCTGCAGCAAACGAAAGACTAGCAGATGCTTATTACAATTTAGATGACACTGTACGTCAAAATAATGAAAGAAAAGCAGACGCTGTAGAGGCAGAATCTGATGCAGCTATTGCAGTTGCAGATGCAGCACTTGCTGTTGAAAGAGCTGAAAGATCTTATCAAGACGCTGTTAAGAATACTCAAAAAGCACTTGAAGATGTTACGCAAGCTCGTGAAGATGCTAAAGAGGCAATTCAGCAACTTCGCTTTGAGCTTGAAGGCGGAGTTATTTCTGAAAAGAAAGCACGTCTTGAATTTGAAAAAGCTCGTGACTCTTTGCAACGTGTTCAAGATCTTCCACCTAACTCTCGTGCTCGCCGTGAGGCTGAGCTTGCATTTGCTGAAGCTGATCTCAACCTTCGTCGTGCCATCGATAAAAACAATGACCTTCGTAAGTCAACAGCAAAAGCAAATCGTGAAGGTGTAGATGGAAATAAGTTAGTAGTTGCTGCACAAGATAAATTAGCAGATTCTAAGAGAGCAGAAAACGATGCTCAAATAGATGCTGCAAGGTCAACCATTTCTTACAGAGAAGCATTAGAAGATCTTAAAAAAGCACAAGATGCTTTAATAGCTGGAGGAGAAGTAGATCGTCAAAATCTTCGTGCTTTAGAGCTTGCTAATAGAGAAGTTGAAGCTGCACTTAAGGCAGTAGCTGCAGCTGCTAAAGGTTCTGGTTTTGATGATTACCAAGCTGCTCTAGATAAACTTTCTCCAGCTGCACAAGACTTTGTAAAATATATTCTTAGTCTAAAAGAAGCTTTTGAAGAACTTCGTAAAAAACTTCAAGAAGCTTTCTTTCCTAAATTTACAGAAGCTGTAAAACTTCTTTATGATACATATTTAGATCCAAACTCTCCTTCTAGTTTAGAAGGAGCTTTAATAAGTATTGCTGCAAAACTTGGAGAACTTTCTCTTGAATTTGCAGAAGTATTTACTAGCGCTAAAAAGCAAGAAGAGATAAATACAATATTTGACTCTTTTACTCCAATTCTTGATGCTCTAGGTGGAGCGTTTATCGATCTTGCTTCAGCTTTTGTAACTCTTCAAGCAGCATTTACTCCTTACACAATTGAATTTGCACAGTTTATTGAAAAGAAAGCAGAAGCTTTTAGAAAAACTGTAGAGCTTAAAGATGCAACTGGAGAGCTTAACGACATATTTAAAACAGCTACAGACATAGTAAAAAAGCTTGGCGAAGGTTTTGGTAATGCCTTTAGCGCTTTTGGAACTATTATTTCCGCCACCGTTGCTCCTGGTGGCGCAGCTGATACTTTCTTAAAATGGTTTACAGATGTAACAAAAGGTTGGGAAGATACAACTAAAAAATTGAATGAGGAAGGTGCTTTAGCTCCATTCCTTACAGCTCTTACTGAAAATGCTACAAAAGTATTAGAAATTATTGGATTAATAACTTTAGGTCTTATTAAAATTGCAGCTACAGAAGGCTATGGAGAATTTTTAGATGACTTAAAGCTATCTGTAATTGAGTTTAATAAATTAGGTGAAAGCATAGCTAATGATGCATTACCTGCTTTAGGTAATTTTATTCTTGCATTTTCTAAATTTACGGTATTAGTTGCTGATTCTGGTGCCATTAGAATTTTCTTTGAAACTCTCGCTACTATTCTAAACGGTCTAGTTGCAATACTTGATAATGAATTTGGAAGAGCCGTTCTTGCTGTAACTGGCTCTATGCTTGCTTTTTCAGCTGCTACAGGTTTAGCTTCTAAAGCTGCAATTTTTTATGGAAATGCATTAAAGGGAGCGGTCTTAAGTTCACTAGCCCTTGGTCAAAATGCAGCTTTATTGTTAGGTAAGTTCCCTTTACTTACAGGAGCCTCTAATACTTTAGGAGTTGCGACTGCAAGATTAGGTGCAATTTTTGCAGCTGGTGGCGCTCCTGTTTATCTTCTAGTTGCTGCAATTGTTGCAATAATAGCAATATTTAAACTTGCATACGATAATAGCGAAAGTCTTAGAAACGCTGTAGCTTCTCTGACTGACGGTTTAAAAAATGCATTTAAAAAAGCAATAGATGATGTTAAAGCAGCACTTCAATCAGTATTTCCAATTTTTGAAAAATCAGGAACTGTTTTTAGAATTATCGGTGATATTCTTTCTGGAACTTTAATCCCTATTCTTGGTCGCATAGGCGGTATTCTAATAGGAACAATTGCTGGGGCATTCCAAAGAGTTATATATTTTGTTGGGGCAGCTAAAGAAGCAATTATGGTGTTTGTAAACTTTTTACAAATATTCTTTAAACTCTTTACTGGAGATTTTAAAGGTGCAATCGATGAAGTAAAACAGATGTTTGTTAGCATGTTTAACATTGTTAGAAATTTAGTAAAAGGAATTGCTGCACCTTTTGTTGGAGCTCTTAACGGAGTTATTGATGTGTGGAACGGTATGGCAAGAAACTTTAAAGTTTCTATTCCAAAATGGGTACCTATCATTGGAGGAAATCAATATCAACTAGCGCAAATTCCTAGAATCAATCTAGCTTCTCTTGCAGAAGGTGGAATTGTTATGCCATCTATGGGAGGAACAATTGCACGAATTGGTGAAGCTGGTCGTCCAGAGCGTGTAGAGCCTCTTGACCCAGACGGATTATCGAAGCGTGATAAAGCAATGATTGATCGTTTATCTGGTGGAGGAATTCAAATAACAGTTAATCCATCTCCAGGAATGGATGAGCGTGAGTTAGCAGCACTTGTTTCCCGTCAACTTGCTTTCCAACTTCGTAAAGGTGCTGCATAATGGCTGAAGTATTTAATCAAAGAGAAGAAAACAGCATTGTAGATCGTGCGTTAACCCCTCTTCCACAGCCCCATCTAACTGGAATGAAACTCCAAGGCGACATTGCCTTGGGAGAATTCCTTTTTAATACTATCGATGAGTACGGCGTTGTTTGGGTAATTACAGATATTGAAGGCTGGTGGGTACATCCAGAACCAGATATGCCAGACATCCCTCGTGGCTTCGGTGATGGTTCATACGACATTAAAGGTCGCTACCAAGCAAGAATTATGACTTTGTCTGGAAGCTTCTTAACTCCTAGCCCATCGCTAGTAGAAGCAGCTCGTGATCGTCTTATTGCAGCTACAAACCTTGTCTACCGTGGCGCTTGGCTTAAAACAGGCATCGAGTCTGACAACAAGCGTTCTTCATTTGTAAGACTTAGTGGTGCTCCAAGTATTCAAACAACTACTGCACGAGGTCGCACAGACTTCTCAATCGGTCTAAAAGCTGCAGATCCAATTAAATATGCGTGGAACGACTCTGATCCAGATGGCTATGAAAGAATTGAAATTCCAGCTACCAATAGAACTACTGGAGCTACAGGAATAGAAACTATTACCAATATTGGAAACGTTGATGTCCCTGTTAACTTTGAGATTTCTGGTCCTCTCACTGGACCTGCTCGAATCTATAACAGAACTACAGATAAGCTGCTTTACATTGTTTCAGGACTGAGAGGTCGTCTGACTTCATCTATTGTAAATAAAGAACTTAGTTTTAACGAAGATACACTTGAGGATATTGTTACCCTAACAACAACAACCGCTCACGGTTTGCTACAAGGAGATACAGTAGAAATCAGCGGTCTTGCCGAAGCAGACTTAAATGGTGATTTTATTATTACTGAAGTTCCAACAAGCACTACATTTAGGTACAGTCTTTTTCCTTTAAATAGAGCTATTACAAAATCTGTTGTGGCAAAAAAATTAGTAAGCAATGTTGCTACAGTATTTACAAAAGAAGCTCACGGTTTTTCTATAGGAAACTCTGTATTCTTAAAAGATATTGATAGCGTATTTAGTGGTAGCTACACCCTTACTGCTGTAACAGATACATCTTTTAGCTTTGCAAAAGATAGAAGCACGGCTAGAACTGTAACTGGAGCTGTACTGGTCTCTAATATTGCAACTCTTACTACT